CTGGGCAGGAACAAACTATTCATTTAAAAAAACATAAGGGACTTAGAATGTATGGTATTCAAGGATTTGATTCGCCTGATATGGTAAAAAACGTTACTAAATATGCTAAAACAATAATGTCTGAAGAAAATGTTCAAAGTGAACTAGAATATGCTTACGAAACAACATTAATGGGTCGTCCCGGGCCTGTTTGGCTTGATTTTCCGTTCGACATTCAAGCTAAAACCATAGAGGCTAGAAAATGGAATTTAACAATTCCTAAAAATACATTACAATATGATGCCGCTCCCATTTTGATAGGATGGGATTTACAAAAAGCAATAAAATTATTGTCGGAAAGCAAACGTCCTCTGATATGGGGAGGGCATGGTGTTCGTTTATCTGGCGCGAAACAAGAATTCAGAACATTAGTAGATCAATTACAAATCCCAACCATTTTAACATGGTCAGCAATAGATTTGTTAAGCGATGATGACCCTTATTATTTTGGTAGGGCAGGAGTAAGTGGACAAAGAAGATCTAATTTTATAGTTCAAAATTGTGATTGTATAATGATTTTAGGAAGCAGAATGTCATTATTACAAACTGGATACGATATTTCAAAATTTAATCCAACAGCAAAAATTATATTCGTAGATATAGATGAATTAGAATGGAACAAAAATAAAGAAAAATATACCCATTTTATAAAAATAGATTGTAAAATGTTTATTGTAGAATTTTTACGAGAATTAAAAGGCACAACGTTTTATCAAGAAGAATGGGTTAATTACTGCAAAGATATAAAAGCAAAATATCCATTATTAGAATACACTCACGTAGATGGTGGTCCAAAATATTTGAATTCTTATCATTTTATTGATAATATTTGTAATTATCTCAAAGATGATGAAATAATAGTTACGGACATGGGCACGGGATTATTAAGTGGGCATTATTCTATACGGCTCAAGCCAAATCAAACAATGTTTACATCACTGGGTCTCGGGGAAATGGGATATGGATTGCCAGGAGCAATTGGGGCATCTTTTACAAATCTCAATCGTCAGGTTCTTTGTTTAAATTGTGATGGAGGAATGATGATGAATTTACAAGAATTACAAACTATTATTCATCATAATCTTCCTATAAAAATTGTTGTATTCAATAATGATGGATATTTAATGATTAAACATACTCAAAAATTACTCTTTAAAGGATCGTTCAATAGTGTTAATGCAAACAGCGGATTGTCTTTACCAGATTTTGGTAAACTTGGAAATGCTTTTGGATTCGAAACATATAAACTAGATTTATGGGAAAATTTTGATGAAGTTATAACTAAATTTTTAGGAAATATGAATCCGGCAATTTGTGAAGTATATATGCATCCAGAACAAGAATTTATTCCCAAAGTAAAAGGAATTCCTCAAGATGATGAAACCATTATACCCGCCTCATTAGAAGAAATGTTTCCATTACTGCCATTTAATAAAATAAAGGAAGCAATGCCGTGGAACTTATCTGAAGATTCAAAAAAAATGGTAAGATTATGAAAAAAATAAAAATAGGCATTATTGGCACTGGAAATATAGGGACAGATCTTTTAATTAAAACTTTAAACTCCGATTTTATAGAACCATCTGTTTTTGTAGGAAGAAGAGATTCGTCAGATGGCATAAAAAAAGCATTATCTCTTGGAGTAAATGTTTCTTTTAAAGGGTTGGATTATTTTAAGGAAAATCCAAAATGCTGTGATGTTATATTTGATTGTACCAATGCCGTATCTGCTATAGAAAATTATAAAATATTTAAAGAACGGGGAATAAAAGTTATAGATTTAACTCCCGCCAAATTGGGAGAAATGTGTATCCCAACCATCAATCCACAAGCAATATTAATCAATGATAATGTAAACATGATTACTTGTGGAGGACAAGCATCTGTTCCACTTTTACATCAAATGTCTTGTCTTTCTAAAACACCAATAGAATATATTGAATTGGTTTCTCAAATTTCCTCTAAAAGCGCAGGCATGGCAACCAGATGGAATATTGATCAATATATTGAGACAACTGAGTTTGCTATTAAAAAATTTACTGGTTGTAAAGAATGTAAAGTTATTTTAAATTTAAATCCGGCAGAACCAGAAGTTCATATGCAAAATACTATGTTTATTAAAATGGAAGAACTTCCATTTGATTCCATAATAGATTCTTTAACCAAAAAAATTAAAGAAATCAAATCGTATATACGAACATATGATATGACAATGATTCCGGTTATTAATGACGATGGTATTATTATTTTTAGCATTAAAGCAGAAGGAGCCGGAGATTATCTTCCTCCATATGCTGGAAATTTAGATATTATTAATTGTGCGGCAATAAAAATCTTAGAAAATTTATTATGAATAAAGATATAATCATAAGTGATCCTTCTTTAAGAGATGGAAATCACTGTGTTAAACATCAAATTAGTCTTGAAAGTGTCAAACGGTATTGTAAATTTGCCGACGATGCTGGAATTCCTATTGTAGAAGTAGGTCATGGAAATGGTCTGGGAGCATCTTCTCTTTTAATCGGACAAATGCCACATTCCGATAAAGATATTTTAACTGCTGCCAGAGAAAATCTTAAAAAGGCAAAATTAGGAATTCATATAATTCCTGGTATGGCAACAATTAAAAAAGATATTATTCCAGCAATTGATTTAGGAGTTGATGTTTTCCGGGTTGCATGTCATTGTACTGAAGCAAATATTACAAAACCACATATCGAATTTCTAAAAAATAGAGGAAAAGAGGTATTTGGTGTTTTAATGATGTCTGCTTTGGCAGACGTTAAAACATTAACATCCGAATTTAAAAAAATGGAAGAATATGGTGTTAGTGCTGTTATAATTATGGATTCAACAGGCACTTACTTACCAAACGATGTTAGAGAAAGAGTAAAATCTCTAAAAGATAATCTTTCTGTTGATGTTGGGTTTCACGGGCATAACAATTTAGGACTTGCCGTTGCCAATTCTTTAGTAGCAGTAGAAGAAGGAGCAAACATCATAGATGCATGTGTTCGAGGATTTGGAGCAGGAGCAGGAAACACTCAATTAGAAGTAATTATTCCAGTATTAGAAAAAAACGGATTTAATACAAATATAAACTTTAAAAAAATCATCATGGAAGCAGATGAAGTGACTAATTATCTCGTCAAAAACATTCCGGTTACTGCTCCAATAAATATTTTGACGGGATTACATAAATTATTTTCAGGATTTGAAAAACCAATTGTCAAAGCATCTAAATTATATGGATTGCAATATTCATCTTTAATTTTTGAACTTGGTAATCGTAAATTAGTTGCCGGACAAGAAGATCTTATCCTAGAAATAGCTCAAAATTTCAAAAAAAAATAATTAATATGCCTATTATAACAGATTTAGTAAGTGTAAAAGACGAACGATGGTGTTGGCCAAACTATGATAATGAGAGTTATCCAATTCAAATATCGGATACTTCGTTAATGAATAAAATTCGCCCATTTCTTAAAAACAAATATGTTGCTGTACAAGCAGGCGGAAATTGTGGTATAACAGTAGAAAGTTTTGTTTTGGAATTTGAAACTGTTTATACATTCGAACCAGATCCCTTAAATTTTTATTGTCTAAATGTTAATTTACCCTATTTAAATTTAATAAAATTTCAGGCATGTCTTGGTGATACACATAAAATGATAAAATTAAACAATGGACTTAATACCACAATGAAAGATGTAGGAGCAGTTCATATAGACGAAAAAACTTCATTTGGATTAGTACCAATGCTAAAAATAGATGACCTAAAATTGTCTTACTGCGACTTAATTCAACTTGACATTGAAGGATTTGAGTATTATGCTTTAATGGGAGGTATAGAAACTATCAAAAAATTTAAACCAGTTTTATGTATAGAAATGAATAAATATTGGATGGCTAGATATAACACTTCGCCCGAAATTGTTGAAGAAGTACTTAAAACTTTGGGATATAAATTAAAGTCCGAACACATAGCTGATAAAATTTACGTATGCGAATCCTAATAACAGGTGGTGGGGGAGTAATAGGACGAAATTTAAACTGTATTTTTAAAAAATACAAAAAATATACTGTTTATGCTCCTGTAAAGCAAGAAATGGATTTGTTAAATTCTATCAATATTTGTAAAGTACTCAACGATTTTAATCCAGATATTATTATTCATACTGCCATAAAGGGCGGAATTCGTACTAATCCAGATACTTTGGAGATTGTAAAAAAAAATGTTGAAATGTATGAGAATTTAATGAACTGTATATCAGATAAAACAAAAGTTATTATATTTGGATCTGGGTCCGAATTTGATCGACGAAAAAATATACATAATGTTCTTGAAGAAGAAATAGAAAATAGATATCCAGTAGATCCTTATGGAATTTCAAAGAATATCATTGTAAGACAAGCATTAAAAGATCCACGAACATATATTCTTCGACTTTTCGGTTGTTTTTCTCACGATGAAGAACCATCAAGATTTATTACAGGTGCATTCGAACATATAAGACGTAAAATTCCTATTGAAATAGATCAAGATAAATTTATGGATTTTTTCTTCATAGAAGATGTATATAAAGTAATAAATCATTTAATAACTTTTGGAATTCCAAAACACATAAACTTGGTATATCAAGAAAAATATACTTTGATAGAACTTGCAAATTTTATTAGAACAGTGGCTGGTGTTCCAGATTACCAAATATATATAAAAAACATCAAAGATAGAGGATTATCATATACTGGGAATGGAGACAAACTACATTCGTTAAATATAAAATTGATAGGATTAGAAAAAGGACTTATAAAAGTATATAAAAATTTATTATGAAACTGACATTTTGTATAAACACTTCCAAAAACGAAAAGCATTATGTAGAGTTATTGTTTCAATCTCTACATCAAAATCTTTCCCGAAAAGATCATGACATTTTAGTATTTATTGATAGCGATAATCAAAAAACCAGAGATTTTCTTTTAACTCAAAAAAATCACTTTCCTAATTTAAAAATAATAAGAAATCCATTACCAATTCCAATTGGATATGCAAGAAATATTAATTTGATGTTTGAAATGGCACAAACCGAAGTGGTTTCTTATTTACAGTCAGATATGGTCGTTTGTAAGGATTATGATTTAGAAATTGTAAAATATCTAGATGAAAATACTATCATATCTGCTACTAGAATAGAACCTCCATTACACCCCTCATCTCTTGAAAAAATAACACATGATTGGGGATTAGATCCTTCCAGATTTGATTTAACTTCTTTCACTGACTGGGCAAATACTCAAAAAAAGGATCATATTATTGAATATTGGTTTGCTCCATTCACTTTATACAAGAAAAATTGGATCAAGATAGGAGGGCATGATACACTATTTAGAAAATCAAGAGAAGATTCTGACTTACTATATAGATTTTCACTTATAGGTGTAAAAACCATACAAACGTGGAATGCCTTAGTATATCATTTTACATGTACTTCATCTAGGGGTATAGAATGGTGGAAACAAGAAAACAGTTCTCGTTGTGAATTACAAAAAATAGCCGATGCTATTGAAATGGCTCGCTTTAGTAGAAAGTGGCCTGCATTTAAACATTCATCGGATTATAATCCCACTTTAGAATACAAATATCATGTATATCTCAATTTAACTAATGTTAAATTAAATCATCTTAGTGAAATTGCCAACAATTATTTTAGATTTCAGCAGATCTATATAGATAACGAAAACGTTAGAAAACTTGCAAAAGAAAAATATAATGACTCACACGATGTTGCTAATTATTTACTAAATATTTCCAAAGATCAGTGGAATTTATATAAAAAATATTACAGAACTTGGGAACCATCCGATATATTTGCGGATGCCCCATTCGATTCTCAAAATATCATATTAAATATAGATATGAATACTACAAATATTTTTAATTCTCAAAATTTATTGCAATTAAATGATATAATTCATCAAACAAAATTATATAGTGGAGTGGGTTCCTATGAATTTTGCAATGGTATTTTAACAATCAACGAATTTTCAGATAAGATAAGAGAAAATATCGTAGTTGAAAACCCGCCTATTGATGATATTCATTTTGACATACTATGAACATAGAGATATATTTTAGTTTTATTGTAGCACTTATTCTTTTAATATGGTTTAGAACTGAAGCCTTTGTGGAATACTGCCGTATAATGAATATGAATTACATTTCCAAATATAAAGATTATGATTTGAAAAGAAAAGAAGATGTTAGTTTAACATACTTAACATATTTGCGTCAATATCACGATGGATTTTTGGTTAGATTAATAACTTGTCCAATTTGCCTATCCGTTTGGATTTCGATTTTATTATGTTTTATGTTTTTTCAAGCAGCAATTCCAATAGTTATAATTGGATCTCTTATCGTTTATGGAATTATAGATAGATTACTTGGATAATTATGGATATAAGAAATGTTACCCAATTTTCAAATTTTATATCAGAAAATGAATTAACATCTTTAGATCATGTCTTTAAACAAATACCAATATGTTTAGCAGATTTTTCTCGTAGATGTAATTGTCACCGAAAAGAAGATAAAAGCAGAATATATTCTAAGTGCAATGTCTTTTATATCAATGCGGTAAAAATAGCCGCAGCAAGATTTAAAAATGAATTTTTAAGTAAAACTCCTGAAAAATCAATAACATTTTACAACGAAAATGGATCTCTTATAATGACAATGCATCGTTAAACCATTCTATTGAATTTAAAGCTTTTAATACTTCTTTCCTCAAAAAAATATCATTAATGGCATTCTCCAGCGATAATCCCCTTATTTCCCATTCTATTTTCCAATCGGACATACCCTTAACCAAAGGATTATTAATTTCTTCCTGTTCATTGGGTGCTTCTAAAAATCTTTTGACCAAAGGTTCATCTGGATATGGACCATCATCAAAAGATGATGTTGGAATTCTCGGAGACATTTTGTAAGCAGATATATGAATTAAATATCCCATATGTGAATGTATCCACTCTCCTTCATTTGGATAACGTACATCAGATACTAAAGCAATATCTACATTATCCTTATCTAATAATAGTTGATAATCCAACTCTGTAATCCATCGTTTTGGTTGTTTTTTTCTCCAAAAAGTAGTACCGTACCAAACAAGAAAATCTCTAATATCGGATTTTTCTTCTGAATTAGTAGTCCAAATGTCAACCCCACATTTTTCCTTTAGAAAAGGTGCAACCTCATTTTTTAGAAGTGTAGCAAAGGCATATTGTTTTGGTTTAAATCCATTCTTTTTAAGAATATTTTGTGCTATTCCACAAAATGTATCTTTACCCGCCCTTGCTAATCCACCAATGCCTATAATTTTCATATTTAGTCGTTGTATGATTTTTCTTTAAATAATTCTTCAATTTCTTTATCTTCCAATCCAAATGCCTTGCATATATTTACTAATTCTAATTGTCCTTTTTCAGAAGTAATAAGAATATTCACATATGCCGTTGCTTGATGTTTTGATACTAAAAATCGTTTTGCAACGATCTTAAGTAGTTCATCTTTATGCTTCATTATCTTAGTTTTAATCCAAGGACAAAATTTATTACTCTTTGGAACAAGGGAAATGAGTAAAGTATAAAACTGAGATGAGGGTACTTTATCATGTATTGGATATAAAGCCGCCATATCTTCCACAACATCTTCGTCCATTGATAATGCACGAACTATCATAAAATGATTAAATGATTTTTTATCATCGTCAGACAAATTATCATAATAATTTGGGTCTCGAACTTGTTTGATATGTTTTACATGATCAAATAAAGTTTTTCGTTTAGGACCATCATTTTTTATTTTTTTTGCGGTACTCATGAGTTAGTATCAATATTCTATTTGTTAGTTCTTTTTGATTATCATAAAGGTTGTCTATATTAGAATATACTTTATTTATCACATTCGATAATTTTTCCACTCTAATATGGAGAAAATAAATTACTACTGATAGTAATATACCAAATGGTACTATCACCAACAAGAAAATATATGTCATAAATTTATTCTATTTCCGGAACAAATTCTTCGGTGGAAATCTTTTCTGGAAGAGGTTTCTTACCTTTCCATTTGTCGGGTTTTTTTTCAAAAACTTTACCACCTTTTTTTGGTTTGAAATATGAATTTCTTTTATATGTTTTTCCCATATCTGTGTTATTGTTAATTGTTAATTGTTAATTGTAAGTTAAAACTACTTATTTACATATGATTATACCAAATATTATTCATCATGAAAAAAGAGGAAAAATAGAAGGGCATACTTTTCATGTATTTATTTTAGATATTAGTACTGCGGTCGTATTTGATAAACAAATGGATATTCCAATTATTTGGGGAGGAAAATCTTTAGTCATGGCAACCATAAAAAATTTTAAGGAGCATTTACCTGAATCTACAAAAAGAGTAAGAATATTTTATTATAAGTTGGAGGGAAATAGTAATAATTCCATGGAATTCAAAATGAAGATGAAATATGAAGGACCAGTTACTACTATTTCCACCCCAAGATTTTAAACAAATTCTTCTTTATGCTAAAGCTCTCACTCCTTCTACCACATTATCAAGTATAGTAGGTTGATTATTTGATACCGACACAACATTAATTAATCGTTCTCTTGCCTTTTCTACAAGAACAATTCCCTTAGATTCGGCTTTATCCAACATCGTAGATGTAACTGGCGATAAGGCATAGATCTTTTTGGGTCTGCCCTTTCCTCCCGAAAGAACGCCAATTTCAACAACAATATTATTTAATATACATTTAGTTAATTTTGATCTCAATGTAATTACTACGGTGGTAGGATTGAATTCCTTTAAGTCATCGAACGAAAAATATAAATCTTTCTTGGGCCATACAGGAATGATATTTGGTTTAATTTTATTCATAATTTGTTAATTCGTTAATTAGAGATACATTTCTTGCTTAACAATTAGATTGTACACAAGTTTTTCTATTCTGTCAAGAGTTTTTATCGTTCCTCTCTGACAAAAAAAGCTTATTAATTGTATTTGCCAATTCCACAACACTATTGACATTTATAAATTGCGCGGAGGGACCATACATCTTCTTAAAACTCTTTTCTAAATCTTTATCTTCTCTTACCTTATTAAATATTGATGCCGGAGGTTTTTCAAATGGATTTTCTACAATAAAATAACTTAAAATTTCAACTCCTTTTCTTCTCATTTTGTTGACTTGACATTTTGTGTGTTCTACTCCTATTTCATCGGCATACATAAATTTTTCATCATTATTCAAATCGTGAAATTGGAAATAAGGTTCTCCATCCGAAAGATTTAAAAAATATCTATCTTCTTCGTCTGGAGTAATTTGTTCAAATAAATCCATTGTAGCTTCAAATGCTAATCCTTCTGGCGTGCATCCAGAGGGCTCTAAATAAGGAAACAATTGTTTAACTTTTGAAAATTTATCTTTTCTCGAGTCATATGCTAAAACAACATATGGCAACATCCTAGAATTATCTGATTGAGTACTTCTAAAAGAAACAGTAACATGAATATTATCAATCATAGATGTCGCCTTGCAAATAGCAACTACGGATGTTAATGTTTTATACCACTTTTCTCCTTGCATAGAACTACTAGCATCTACAGATATATGTAAAATTGCTTTATTATAATATTCAGTATTTATTTTAAAGAATAAATCTTCGGCATCAAATGCTGCTTCATGCAATTGACGTTTATTGATTTTTCCGGACTTTTTTCTTAATATCTTGTTTATATTGGTTTCTGATCTAATTTGAAGTTTTCTTCCTAGTTTCGCCCCCAATATTATTCCTTTTTTAACCGCTTCCTCTCCTTTATCCGAAGCAATTGCATTAATATCACCAGACATAACTCCACTCAATGGAAAAAGGTCGTGTCCTTTCAAAATCAACTCTTTTGTCATTTTTTTGACAACAATACATTCCACCTTTAATTTGGAATGATCTCCGGGTAAAACAATTCCAGACCCAACCTTTACCAAAATAATTCCATGCTGCTCTATTAAATCTAATAAATCCTTCTGTTCTGGTGAAACCAAAGATTTTGGAATTTTTCCTTGAAAAAATTGGCGTTGCTTCTTACACAAATCTTCGTGTGTTTCTTTAAGATCTGGAGTTTCGTTTTCACATATTTTTCCAACAGCATTTGTATTTTCATTAAATTTATCTGGAGTTTTATCTTTTCCACTTAATATATCGGAAATTTCACTTATTATTTTAGTAGAATTATCTTCTGGTTCTTCATCCTTAATTCCTTCTCCTTCTTCTTCCAAAGAACCAAATAATTCAATAGGAGTAAGTGCTATTTGTCCTTGAACTTTATTGACAAAATTATCTGTAGATTGCTTATCTACACATTCTAACACTATTTCTACAACATTAAATGCAGTTTGAACCCTTTCCTGTGTACTAGATAATCTTCCTATATCAGACAAATCAATTACATCGGCAATATCATTTAAACGCGACAAGGCAGTTAAATCTGTATTTGGATTTGTAAAATAACATATCCTAAAATCATATGAACTTAAACTTGGATATCTAAATTTATCACTAACAAGTAATTTATCCACATTAGGATCATCCCAAAACTTTTTATAAAGTGCTGCATAGTATCCTCTATACCCCGGAGCATTTTGAAATACATAATTATCTATATATCTATCTTCAATAATATTCCACATTCTATGTATAAACTTTTCTATTGAAGGTCTTCTAATATTTAATGCATCAGATTTTTTAAGCAGAGAAGGAGGAAGATTTGCCCACATATCTGATAATACATCCCAATCAGTCTTTAATGTATGTCCTGCCTCGTGCAAAGATAATCCAACAGCAACATCAAAATCATATTTATTATTTATTTCCGCAGAAATATAAATAATCTTGTTGCTTATATTTATATTAACATCATTATCATTAAAATAGACCGGAATACTTTTTCTGGTTAATATTCTGACGAAATTAGAAATGGATTTTCGAATAGATGCTAATCGTATAAGATTAATGCTAAATGTTTGCGTTCTACTTTCAACATCTAGAGAAATATCGTCTACATACTCGTTATACTTATCAGTATCTAACCAAAAGTCTACCTCTGACGGGGATATTATCTTCCCATTACTCATTATTTTTTTCTAGGATCTTTAATAGGATTCTGTACATTTACAGGAAAATACTTCTGTAAAATTTGTTTAACAAATGTTCTTTCACTATCTGCGCCACCATCGTTTGGATACTCAGGATAAATTGCCACTTCTGCTATTTCTTTTAATGTAAATCCATCTAGTGCTAATTCTGCCATTTTCACCAAACTTCTCGGAGATATAATACTTGTGATATTAGCATCTTCTTTTAAATATTCCATCCTAATATCTTCCGATATATCTGCAAGTGAATTTAAGATTAAAAATTGATGATTTGTCGCATTCTTAAAAATAATGGAAAATAAGGATTTAAGTTGATCAGAATCTAACGGGTCCATTTCAATTTTCAATGGAAATCGTCCAGAAATAGCCTTATCCAATACTTTAGTTGCCGTGTATTCGCTCCCTACGTTCGCTGTAGCGATAATACAGACGCTATCAGGCATCTTGACCACGGATGCCTCAGAATCTTCGTCTAGGCGCAAATCTCGCTGCGTAGGGTCAGTTACGGGCATTAGGATATTCCATGCATCGTGTGATCCTCGGGTTAATTCATCTAAAAGAACGACGGCGTTTGGTGTAGTTATAGCAGTAACGAAAGGAGATTTATGAAACAATGTTCCAAATTCTTTTTTATATACCGTATTTCCAATTAAACTTGCCCTTGCATCCTGAGTAGATCCAACATTAAACTTAAAAAATGGTCTATTAAGAATTTTTGCAACATACCTTGCAGACATTGTTTTACCACATCCTGTAGGACCAACCATTAATATATTTTCTGCCCGCAAGGTATTTCTAATTAAATATTTCCACTTTAAATCACTAATAATCAAATCATTAGGCTTATTTTGGACGCCATATTCCAGAAGTTTCTCAAAATCATTCATGTTGAAAGAGTATGCCATACTCTTCAACACAAGTCAACCCAAAAATGCTTATGACTGCTTAACCACTAACTTCTTGTCTGGTACTCTTTTACGATTTTTTACAGGATCTTGAACTTTATGGTCAATTTGTCTCTTAAACTCCGTAGCATCCTTCATTGGTTTATCGGGATTATCTTCTTCTTTATTTTGATCTTCGGTATAATCCTTTTCTTTATTCTTTGTCTTGGAAGGAGGTTCAGTAGTTAAAGGTTTTAATTTTGGTTTATCTTTTTGAGGAAGTCCTTTATCGGGAGAAGGAATTTGATCTTCTCTATTTACATAAGTTTTTCCAAGAGATTTATCAGTATTTGTATATTTTGATTTTGCCTCGCCTAAATTCTTTTTAACAAATTCTTTAACTTGTTCCCAGTCATATCCAGTTACCCAAATGCGGTCCTCATTACGTGTCATTAATTCAATTACATAATGATCTTCCCAATCTGGAGTAATAATCATACTCATCAAGTCTCTGGCATCTATTTTAAGATCATCGTGGTCATCCCATACAACTAAAAACTCATCATCAATATCTTTGACAACTTTTGTTAAATCAGATAATAATTGATCTTTGGATTTTTTATCCCGTGGGTTCTCACTATCTTCGAACGTCTTATTTTTCTTTTTATTGGCGTCTGTTCCGTTTCCATCTTGTTCGGGAACACGTTTCATTTCAGGATTGCGCTTTTCAAGTTCTTCCAATAAGATGCGACGAATCATTAATTGAAATTTTTCTTTGACATCACTCATAGTGTATTATTATATTTCTTTCCTATAAATATCAAAATAATGTCAAAAAGATAATATTATATCCTGTTTGTACCAGTTAATTTACGAGCATTTGCTCCAACCACAACTACACGACACACACCCATCAATATAAACCAATTCTTTGCCACATTGAGGACATTTTTGCCCACTTACCATTTCTCCATCTTTAATATACTTTTTTAATACTCTTGCCGCCGCAGATGCCAATGTTGTAATGTCATCCGTTGCTTTTTGTAATTGTTCTACGATAAAACGTATAGGGATACCATGTCTCATTTGTAACGATGCCATTCTAAACAAAATCTGCTCGGTAGGAGTAAATTGTTTAGAAAAATCTTCGATATAAATATCATCAAATTCCAAGGCATATTGTCCTCGCTTTACTTTACTAATTTTTCCCCTTTTATGATTGGTTTTTAGTCCTAAACCATTTAAACTACCACCAAAAATTTCATACGGTTGATTATTTTGTAATCCTACTACCACACAATATTTTTCACCTTTAGCAGTAATCACATAAATATCAGCATCTAAAACTGTTAATCTTTTCGGCACTAATGCAGGCTTGGCTTCAATGTTTTCTCGGGAAATATTCAATTCTTCCAATTCATTATTGGAAAAATTTTGATGATGTATAGATATTCCTTCTTCTTTAAGCTTAAAGGCCAAAGATTTAAATGGAATACTAGATACAATTCCGTACATCTTCTTATCCGGAAATGCCGCAATAGATTTTACCTCCTTTTTGTGAGCTTCTAAAATAAAATTGTAAACATCCTTCCACGTTGACCCAATAGGCAACATATAAGTTACTGAAATAGAAGAATCTATCCATTTCATAACCTTAGACATTAATTCTAGTTTATCTAAAGGATTGATTTCGGGGGATTCTTTAAGTTTAAATTTATGACGGTGTTGTTCAATAAATTCTGCGATGGGTTTCCCTATTTTACCATCCCAATCGTCCTTAATAGTATCAGAGTTTATTGGAATTGGAATACCATGTTCAGCAAACATATCACGAACTACTCGGGGTACACAAAAGTAATATTCATATTTACCTGACATTCTGGTTCTCTTCCAGAAATACATAAAGAACGCAGGTTCAATACCATAAGATAAAATAAAATCTCTGAACATCAAACTGAGCGTCCCGGTTGGCGCTATCGAACTAACAGTCACATTACGAGCATGATTTCCATTTAATATAGGAACTTTATAATCACGATGAAGATGATGAGATTCTTCTATAATTCTTGCTACGAAAGGAGCTTTCTTCCATTTTTCTTTATTAAACAGACCAAAATCTCCCTTTTCTTTTCCTAATTCTTCTGTTCCAACATATAACCAATAATTAAACCATTTTACAAAATCTTCTACTGCTTCATTTCCTTCTTTCGATCCATATGCAAGATTTTTCTTAAATAACCAAGCAGCAATATTCGTAATACCTGCTCCAGTTCTACGAAGCTTCTTAATAGCTAGTTCTTGGTGAGGAGTAGCAAAAGTTTGATATACTAATTCACACTCATTTACATTATCCAAAAATCTATTCATGGATATGCTTATTTTTTCAAGTTGTTTAAGATATACTTCTCTAGATGTAGAAAACTTTCCTACATTAAGAGACGCAAGTACACATAGACTCTCACGACTGAGATATTGTTCGCTGCAAGCATTCGTACTCAATACTCGACTATCATATTCGTCCTCGGGATCATAAAGTGCATCGGAATTACTATATTTGCGAGCAATATCAATATTTTGAATGCCCGGTTCTGCATTAGTATGCATATTTTTTGCAATTAATTCCATTAATTTTTTTGCACTAACAATTTTTGAAAATACTTCCTTCTTTCTATCATGTGTAGCAAGTTTGTAATATTTTCCTGTTTCTCTTTCTTTAATGCAATTTTTATCAATACTATGAACATCTATATAAACTTTATCTCCTTTTTTTACATCCGGTATTTCAAAATATAATTCCCAATCTTTATCTTCTTCCACTGCCTTATAGAATTTTTCAGTACATTGAACGCTAATATTAGCATTTTGAATTTTTGTATAATCGCTTTTTATTTGTATAAATTCTTCTACATCAGGATGATCGCAAGAAATACTAAAAAGCATTGCCGGAATTCTTCCTTTTTGCCCAACAAAATATCCAATTTTATCTTCAAATTCCATCCAATGAATCGCTCCAGTAGATTCGTTAGCCGAATTCATAACTTTAGTACCTTTAGGTCTAAGACGAGAAAAATCTACTCCTAGACCTTGGCGATAGGCAGCACATTTTGCTATAGTATATGCAGTATTTTTAATAATTGATTCTAAATTGTCCCACTCTTCTCCGTCAGAAAGTTTTCCTAGAGAGATAGTCGTACAATTACATAAACTGACCTTTCTCCCACTTCCCGCTCCTTGCATTATAGAACCAGCAGGATGCCACCAATCATTATAAATTTCGTCAAACCATCGTGTAGACCAATATTGTTTAAGTTCATCTGTTTTTTCAACCGATGCAATAAAATCACAAACTCTCTTTAGTGCTTGAACATAAGTCTCTTCCGCAGTTAATGCATATTTTTGTTCAAACGCATGTACACTAAATTGATTTCCTTGAAAATATTCAATTGTAGATTGTTTTTTTACACCATCATATGTTGTTATAGTTTCCATATTACTTTTTGTTACTTTTAAATTTGAGGCATTGTATAAGTAGATATTATACTTTCATAATTCTTATAATTTACATAAAGTAAAAAACTTTTTTAAGAATTATTTCTGAGTAATATCATATTTAGTCAAGATCTGTTCTTGCACCACCATTCGCTTTATGTTCATTCCATTTCTCTCTAAGAACATCTTGAATATTTTGTTCTACATCTTTAGTTTTTGCCAGAATAGCTTTCCCTTCAGAAGAATCTGCTTCATAAACTCTTGCGGTCCCTGTACTTGTATCAAAACTAATAGGAAATGTATCACCATCCTGTCCAAACCTGTTCTTTATAATATGAATTCTTCCCGTAGAAGCAACTTTATCTTCCATTTTTCTAGAAAGAGATAATATAAAATCTCCTGTCATAATTTTGCGATAAGAATCTGCAACATTATGAGCCTGAATTACTTCTTCTTCGTGTGCTCCGCGATTTGACTGAGAAGCAGACCATACGGGAATTTGTAATTCTCCTGCAATTTGTCTTAACTCTTCATAAACACTACCAGCTTCACTATAAGAATTCGCATTCCTATCTGACATGAAAGGACGTAAAATATCCGCATAATCTACTATCGCTATATCAATCTTTGTTCCAGTTATTAATTGAAGACGATCTATGTGCATCTTTAGAGTTTGTGGACTTGCTGTTTTTAGTGGAAAATATTTTACAAATAGTTGCCCCCCACCATCTTTCTTAATCTTATCTATTTTATCTTTTACAATTGGAATATTTTTGCGTACATCCTGAAAACTAATCCCAGTAAAATAAGCATCATATCTTAGTCCTACATAATTTTCATTTAATTCCAGCGTAAAATGCATAACATTTTTGCCTTGCTTCATAGCTTCCGCTCCTAATCTTGCAAGTAACCACGATTTTCCAGATCCGGCAGGAGCTACGATAAATCCGAGTTCACCATTCCCCAATCCTCCATCTAAACGTTTATCAATAATATCCCATCCCGTTCTAATGCACTCACGCGCCATCTGAGACATTCTTTTGTCTACTTCTACCATATAATCATGTCCCAAGTTGCGTTCCAATCCTGCTCGCATTGCTTCATCAATTTCATGCTTAATGCTTTCGTAATCTCCTTTATCCAAAAAATCAGACGAACGTAAAATAGCTTTCTTTAATCTCATTTGCTTACAAAATACTAAAAATTGCTCCTTAACAAATTTAGCATCTGTATCCGTGATGTGGGCGTAAGCAGATTTTACTTCTTCAAAAACTGCGGCTCTTAATACTTCTTGAGATTCTGGAAGTTCTTTAATTTTTACTTTGAATACTTCCGGTGTTGGTATTTCTTTGTATTGAAGGAAATAATCCGAGATTAAAGAAATAATCCATTTATGAGCATCTGTCTCAAAAAACTCTGGAGATAAAATATCGACTATACGTTCCAAAAACGCCCTATCTGAAAGTAAGGATGCTATACATTTCGATTGAAATATATGTCCGTATATTTTTAAGTTTCCAACATTTACATTTTCCATAGTTTACGCTCTTTCTATTCGGTTATCCTACACTAACGACGTTCATACGTCCATTTATAATAAATCGTTTTTATATTCTTGATGATATGGGAGTTCCAATCGGAACGGAAAAACATGTAAACTTTCCATCACCATTCGTTGAGAAAAAATATGCCACACCACCAAAAAATTGGAGAG